GGAACTTTTCCGACTATTCGTTATGATAGTCAAGTTCTAGCTTCTCAGGAAATTCATCCTAAGTCCCCAATCAATTATCTTCCAGAGGGAAGTAATATTGAATATTTGGGGCAAGGTGGGCAGCGGGCCTCGATGACTCACAGTAGTGTTAAAACTACTCCAATCTCGAAAGCCGTTGCAGCTGTCACAGGAAATGTCATTCAACATGGCCCTCCCCAATTTCACCGTTGGAAAATGTGGCAAGAATCTTTAGTTTTCTCAGCTAATCCCGGTGCTGGAGTTGAACCTAGTTTGATTGCCCGCGCTTACACTGATTATACTAATGGACTTATAGATGTCTTTCAGAGTAAGGAATTTGTTAAAATGACTCGTTCCGAACTTAAACCTTTGGATGAGATGGAGACACTTTGTGGCCGCGATGGTGCAAGGTTTATCGATCAAATGCAAAAGGGAACATCTAAGGGTTTTCCATTGAGTGGACCTAAGAGTGAAATGATCACTCTTTTAGACCCCTTGGATTATCCTAGTCATTCTTGTCCTGCAGTTTGTGACCAGCAAATTTTAGATGAAATTGAAGTTATGCGTTCTAAGCTTTTAAGTGGTGAGCGTTGTTACTCCATTTTCAAGGCTTGTGTGAAAGATGAGCCAACTAAAATTGGCAAATCTAAGGTTAGAGTTTTTCAGGCTGCTGATTGGGCTACTCAAATGTTAGTCCGGCAATATTTTTTGCCCATAGCTAGATTACTCTCCTTATTTCCTGTTGTTTCTGAATGTGCCGTTGGCATTAATGCTCAAGGTCCCGAATGGGACCAATTGGCGCGCCACATGACTAAATTTGGAAAAGATAGGATTTTTGCAGGTGATTATAGTAAATATGATTTGCGAATGCCTGCTGCCTTGATTAATGCTGCTTTTGCCAGTTTGATTGAGATTGCAAGTACTTGTGGTCAGTATACTGCTGATGATATTGTGGTGATGAAAGGTAGTGCCAGTGAAATCGCTTATTCATGTGTCGCTTATAATGGTGATATCATTATTCATCGTGGATCTAATCCTTCTGGCCAAAATTTAAC